AGTTATTAGTGGCGGAAACAACAATAGAAATGCAGGCTTTGGTGGTTGTCTTGCTGGTGGCGAATATAATGTTGTAACTGGTACTGATGCTATAGTTGCTGGCGGTAACTCAAATCAAGCAACGGCTAATCGTTCAAGCGTTGTTGGTGGAAATCAAAATTTAGCAACTGGATATTATAATTTTATTGGAGGCGGTCAATCTAATTCAGGTACAGCAAATGCCGCAGTAACAACTCAAAGCGGAACAATGAATGGCACAACTGCTGTTACTTTATCAGGCTCAAATGCTAGTATTAAAGTAGGTCAATATATTAGTGGAACTTCTATTGCTGATAATACCTATGTAGCCGCTATAAGCGGAACAAGTCTTACTCTTTCCCAAGCCGCATCAGGCTCATCTACAAGCACTCTATCTTTCTACACCCCTCATGGAGTAGTAGTAGCAGGAGGAAACAACCAAGCTACAGGTAGCTATTCATTTATTGGTGGTGGTGGCGATGCTGGTACTGCGGCTAACCGAAATGTAGCAAGTGGTGATTGGTCAGTAGTTTGTGGTGGGTATAAAGGAACAGCAAGCGGAACAGGCTCTTTTATTGGTGGCGGTGGAAACTTTGGCACAAATATAGCAAGTGGAGCAGGCTCTTTTATTGGTTCAGGATGGAACAATCAATCAACTGGCGCATCTAGTATTTCACTTGGAATAGGACATCAAGCAACTGGTGATTATTCTGGTTGTTTAGGCGGCTCTTATGGTTTAACAAGGTCTATTGTTGGTAATACTGTTTTTGCCGCCAATAACGCACCTTTTGGTAGTGCTTTTGGTGCTCAATCATCATTGTTAGTTCTTGCTCGCCAAACCACGGATGCAACTGCTACTGTTCTTTGTTCAAACGCATCTGCGGCAGGCTCAACAAACCAAGTAATCTTACCTGATAACTCTGCTTACTATTTTAAAGTAAGCGTTATTGCTGGTGTAACTGGCGCAGGCAACACAAAGGCATGGACACTAGAAGGTGCTATAAAGCGTGGTTCAGGCGTAGGAACTGCCGCTATTGTAGGAACAGTAACAACGACTATCGTAGCGGCAGATGTAGGAGCGGCAACATGGACAGTAACCGCTACAGCAGACACAACTTATGGTGGATTAAAAATTACAGCAACAGGACAGGCATCAACTACTATTCGTTGGGTCGCAAAATGCGAAGTCGCAGAAATGACATTTTAACTAGGAGCAATCATGGCACTAAAACTATCACTACCAACAACCCAATTTGGCGTACCAGCCCCACAGGCATACGCTAGAATTACTAACTTTTTTGGCACAAAAGACAGCATTCAAGTCCAAGTAGCTATTCATTACGATGAAGACGCTAGAAAAGCCAATATGTCTACTGTGCTAGAACACGCACACTATATTTCTGTAGAAGATTTAAAAGGTGACTTAATCCCTGCAATCTACGCAGTATTAAAGACTTTAACCCAGTACGAAGGCGCAGAGGACTGCTAATATGGCAATGAACCTAGACCAATCGGCAGATAAGATAACGCCCTCAACAGGGGTTGTGTCTATTACTGGCTCATTAGCCACATCATCTGCAAGCACAACTTCTGCGGCTACCATTACTCCGACAACTGGAAACAACCAGTACGATGTAACCGCACTAGCTGTTGGTGCTACCTTTGCCGTGCCTAGCGGTACTGCAACCGATGGTCAAAAATTGACAATTAGAATTAAAGACAACGGAACTGCACAGACCTTGACATGGACTACCACATCTGGTGGCTACCGCATTATTGGCACAACTTTACCAACTACAACTGTGGCAAGTAAGACAACCTATGTAGGTTGTATTTACAACTCCGCAGACTCCTTTTGGGATGTAGTGGCAGTCACTACACAAGCATAAAATGGCAGTCAAAGTTGTTTTTATCACCACAACAGGAGCAAGCACTTTTACTGTTCCAGCAGATTTTTCTTCTTTAGTTTCTGTTGAATGTATTGGTGGCGGTGCGGCAGGAAGTAGCGCTAAAAATGGTGGTGGCGCTGGTGCTTACGCTTCATCAACTGCCATTACTGGATTAACTGCTAACGGAACTGCATATGCCTCTGTTGGTACTGGTGGAGCTACTAGCGGTGCGGCTGGTGCTGATACTTGGTTTAACGCCGCTTCTAATGCCGCACCTACACTAACAACACAAGGCACACTAGCCAAAGGAGGCACAAACAGAACTGGTGGTTCATCAACAACTTCTATTGGCACAGCAAAATTTTCTGGTGGAAATGGTGGTAGCTTTAGTAATTTTGGTGGTGCTGGTGGTGGTGGTGGTGCGGCTGGTCCAGGTGGTATAGGAGGTAATGGTGCTGATGCAAATTTTATTGATGCCGCTGGCGGAGGAAGTGCTGGTACAGTAACCGCTGGAGGTAATGCTACTGGCACAACAGTTCCTGGAACAGCAGGAACTGTAGGCGGTGCTACAGGTGGAAGTCCTGGCGCCAATGGAAATTCAGGAACTTATTGGACAGCAACTGCTGGTGGTACTGCTGGAGGTGGTAGCGGTGGTGGCGGTGGTGGTGGTAGTGGTGGTGGCATTAATGGTGGAGTTGGTGGACTATATGGCGGTGGTGGCGGTGGTTATTCAACTGGTACAGTTGGAACTGGTCGGCAAGGTATTATTGTATTTACTTATAATACAACAGCATCAAATAAGTTCTTTATGATGTTTAATTAAAAACATGACAAAATTAGACTATTGTGATGCGTTTACAAAACCAGAAGAAGTGTTAAAATGCCTTTAAATTCCAGATAAGATAAGATTAATTAACAAACCCGTTATCTGGAGTTTTTATGGCATTAGCTGGCTTAGATAAAGAAGAATTAAAATTAATTCTTAAAGAAGTAATCTCTGAAACTGTAGAACAACATCCACTTTCAGATGATGAGGTTAAATGGGTTAGATTGGCAATCGAAGCAGAAGCGAAAAAAGCCGCTTTTCGCAAAGCTGTTATTGAAAAAACATTTATTGGTTTGATAAGTTCAGGCGCATTAGCCCTTATTTATTATGCTATTGATTTTGTAAAACTTCATTGGAAATGATCAAGTCTAGAACCATGTGGTTCTCTTTTCTATTAGTTATTTTTGGTGCTTTATACGACAACTTTTCCTATGTGCAAAATATTATTGACCCTAGATACTATGGTGTGTGCCTTGTTATTATTGGCATTGTTGTTGCTATATTGCGCTTTTTAACAACACAACCTTTGGAAGATAAATGATAGATTATGCAAAACTCATTATTTTGGGTGGTATTTTTCTTGTCGGTGCTGGTTTTGGCTGGTATTTCCCCCATCGTGCATTGGTGGAGTATAAAACAAGCGTTGAAAACGCAGTCAAGGCACAAGAAGCTCATGTTGAATCTATTAAAAAGCAACAAGAAATAACCACAACTTCTATACAAAAGGAATATGATGCGAAACTTGCTCTTTTGCGCCAGTATTATGCTAATGGGGTGCGCCAGCCAAGTGCCAACAAACTGCCCACCATTTCCAGCACCACCAGCGGCATTGATCCAACCGCCGCCTACTCAATACTTATTGAACAATGTGCTGAAACAACCCAGCAATTAGTCAGTCTGCAAGAATGGCTAAATGAACAAATGGGCATTAAATGATTAATAACTTTAATAAGTCATTAGAGCATATTTTAAATGCCGAAGGCGGCTTTACTGCCGATCCCAAAGACCCTGGCAACAACTTACCTGATGGGCGGCGTGGCTGTACCAATATGGGCGTAACTCAGGCGGCATGGGAAGAATATGTAGGTCATAAAGTATCTATAGCTGATATGCAAGCGCTTACCAAAGAACAAGTAGGCAAGTTTTATAAAAACAAATTCTGGGACAGGGTTCAGGCTGATGCCCTTCCTGTGGGATTAGATTTTTTAGCCACTAGCTTTGCCATTAATGCTGGCGTTGGTTCTTCTGCCAAGCTCATTCAAAAGTGCATCAATTCTGTTCCTGATGGCATGATAGGACCAAGAACGCTACAGGCTATTGCTGGCGTTGATCCTAAAGAATTTATTGAGAAGTTTAGCGAAGCAAAAGAACAATATTACAAAAGCCTAAAGCTGTTTTCCCTGTATGGGCATGGCTGGTTAAATCGAGTTACTTCCGAAAAGGCTATTGCCCTAGCAATGCTTTAAAAGCGGTTATCTTCAATGATGTGGCTTTTTTCTATCAGCCAATCTTTAGGTATCAAGAAGGCTTTTTTTACAGACCTATCGCCAGAGCCAACAAACTGCACATGAGTTAGTTTTGTATTAAAGATAACTTGAATAATCTCTTTTGGTGTTAAAGAAAACATTAATTCACCATCATAAAAAATCCACCAATCAGCCCCAGTTGCCATTAAAGCTGATGGACTGCCATTCATCTCAAACTCAATAACAATGTTACCTGTTTGGCAACTCATAGGGTCATATTTAACTTCTATGCCCTTTTGAATCTCTGGAATCCAAATGTCGTACTCTTTAAGGGCGGTAACAATATGGGCTTGTGGGTACTTCTTTTGTATTACTTTGAGTACCTTTCTTTCAATTTCTAGCCCTCTTTCAAGGTCGGCGGCAAAGCTCATTAAAAACGCCCAATAGTTAGCCAGAATCCATAAGCAAATACAGCTAAAAATGCTAATGCCGCTAAAAACGCCCCTATGCCGCTAAAATCTGTTTGATAAGGGCGTTCTATAGCCGTAGCGTAATCGGCATCCCTGAACGCATCAGAAGCGCTACTATAGGTCTTTCCTACCATTCCATGACTTCTCGTACTCATACTTATTTCTCCCCCATTAACATTAACTGTAAAACTTCCATCTTTTTCGGCAATGATGCGATCTTCAGTAGTAAATGTTGTCATCAAAAACCCCAGCCAAACATTAGACCTAAAATAATTCCTAAAAGTATTACGCCTATCCAATCAATTAGCTTATTCATAATGGTAATTCCCCTTGGCTTGCGTTTAGCGATTTTAAAAGAGTTGTTAATGCGGCTGGATTATCTTCATTAAAGATTTTAGTAAAAATAGAATGATTCGGAATTCTAGCGGTATGCTCGTACATAGCACCATTGACTACATACCCTGAAAAAGCACGACAAGCTAATTCTTGTTCTTCACAAAGGTATCTTTTTAAACAATCATCGCAAGGCGCTGGTGATGCAAAAAACTTTTTAATATATTCATTTTTTGATGCCATAAATCCCCCTATATAAAAGATAGCAAACCGAATCCTTCTTAGCGTTCTGTGTGATGGCATACTAGACTGAATAATGTCATCGGCTTGCTATATAAGTTACTTTATTCAATTTGCTTAATAATGTGTATTAGGACAAACCCTAATATGTATAAATATACAGTATGGGCTGTATTTGGCAGTTGCTATCAATGGGTCAGAAAGCCGCAAAATTACCCAATTACTGCATCCTACATTGGCGGCTTAACGCCCAAATAAGGTGACCTACTCGTTTCTTTACACTTTCGGTCATAAAAGGTGGGTGGAGCATCGTGTGAAGGAGTATGGAACTAGGGGGTAATTCCAGCCCCACCCATTGTCAGAGTTTATTCTTTATTTGATAGACCCGCAATAGATGGCAAAACACAGCCCAGCCATCAGCCACATCGGATGGATCGTGGATAATGAGTCTAACTTCATTCGTAGTACCATTAATAAGCAAATTGCCACAAATAGCATTAGGCATACCAAGACCTTCACGATAAGCCGCCAGTTGGTAAATCCATTCATCGTATGCCTTTATTTTGTTTAAATCGGTGTCCTTGGTTTTCACATCAATAATTGCGCCTGGAAAGTCAGTCAATGGGTCTGGCTTGGCGTGTAAATCGCATTTGCCGCCATAGCGTAGGTCTTGATGAGCAAAAGATTGTTCTGCCATCCATTTATGCAATCCCAGTTCGTTATCTAGCGTTTGCTCTGCTTGATAAACATACTTTGGGTATTCAGGGATGTAAACTTCATTTTGGAAATAGGTTTCAATAATGGCGTGTATTGTGTTTCCTCTTTCGGCGGCTCGTTTTCCAGCTTCTTTTGAGTCAAATAACACCCTTTCCAACCATGCTGGCTCTGGCTCATTTTCATTCCTTGGCAAAGTTAAAGCAGATAACAGAATTTGCTGATTAAGGTAGATTTGTAAACCTGGCTTGGCTATCTGCCCCAATATGGTCGTAACACTAGGTACTAGGTTTAATTTCCTAGCATCTCTAAGTGTTGTGTTACGGATTCCTGTGCCATCAGATTTGACAATCGTATAGGCTGGCTCGCCTGTATCGGCGTGATACCAATGCCCAGCATCAGAGCTATGCTCACTTTTTACTAACATACTTCCCCCTATAAATTTAACTATTCGCCTAAACTAAGTATTCTTGCTCTTTCAATCGGATTTGTAACCTGATCGGCGCAAACCTGAATAGCCGTATTAAGGACTGATTTCATTCCTTCACGGCTAAATGCCATAACTGGTCTTTCATCATCATATCCGACTTGTTCAAATGCTCGGATAGCTGTGTTGTTAATCGTGTCTTTAATCGTGCTATTCATGGTAATGCCCTTCCCTAAAAAGGAATATCGTTTAAATCCTCGCTAGTTGCGATTGCCCCACCATTACAGTTCTGCCATTCAGCAGATTCCATAATTACTTTTTTCAAGCCATCTGACAAACCATCAAATATAGCCTTGTCATATTCTTGTAGGTTAAGGTAAATAAAAGGATTCGCAATTTCTGGGAATCCCGCTTTAGCAACTGACGATGGAACTGGATTTAGTCCCATGATGTTGCAATATGTTTTTCCATCTCTTTCGGTATGGGTGAGATTAAGATATGCCCATTTACCTAGCAAGTCTTTCAGATTAAAGCCTTTGAGTTGTGCTTCTGTTAAGCCTTTGCCAGCCCAGCTTTCTAAATCAGCCCGTAAGCCTGATTGCTGGTTAAGTGATAGGGTATAGCGTTTGGATTGAACCATTGGCTTGCCATCATCCATAGCGTACCCATCGCCATGCAATTCAAAAGTAAACATTACTTTGCGTTGCATCTTAACTGCACCTTGCCAGGTAACCTTTTGAGTTCCTAAATCAAGGATGCGAACTAAGCTACCAAGCACTAATCCGCTTGGGGGTAATTTATAATCTGTTGTTCCTTTAATTTCTGCCACGATCATTTTTTCACTCCAAAAATAGTATTAAATTCATTAAAAATAGCATCTAAATGCGTTAAACAAACAGGCTTTGGATTAAATCCACAGGCATATTTAAGCGTTGCTATTTGCTCTTTTGATGGGAGCATCCCAGCTTCTAATTCTCTAAATATACATTCCAAATCTTGTTCAAGTTCTGCCATATCATTGCTCATAATTTTCCTTTTACTCACGGACAATTCCGTAATACAGAACTTAACATACCTTAACCAGTTCCGCAAGCCCTTGCAACAACAAAGTTAAAAGATTATATTTACTTAAATGGACAATAAAATAAACTTTACCGATAGCCAAATTATTGATTTACTGGGTGGTTGCACAAAAGTAGCAAAGCTATGTAATATCAGCGTTCCAGCGGTATCAATGTGGCGTAAAAAGGGGATTCCTTATACACAATATGTATTTCTAGGCGCAAGTCTAGAACAGGCATCTCATGGATTAATTACTAGAAAAGACCTTTTGCCTAAGACCTGGCATATCGTTTTCCCTGAGTTGATACCCAAACACGAAAAATAGATATATACTTCTTTTCCTTGGATTGGCGGCTCTACCGACATCGTGGCGATCCAAGGGTTTTCAGCGTTACCAGGGGGTTAGAGGATGAAACAGCGCAATACGAATGGTGAAGCCAGAGTTCGTTCCTCTTAAGTCTGGCGGGTTATGCGAAGCCGATTGGTAAAGCGTATGAAAGCAACCTAGGTAGGGCTAGGTTTGCTCTCCGAAAGGTAAAGTAAAGTAGTTAATTAATAATTAATATAAGATAGAACTATGAATTACTTTATTGCCGCAATTCTTCTTTATTATTTCAATGCTGGTACATTCTGGTGGGTAGGATTTGTAACATTAATATTTATTGAAATTGGTGCATTAGGTTATCGATCTTACAAAGAAGCAACAAAAAAACCAGTTTATGAGTGCAATCTCAAAGACATTGTTAAACTTGATGGAACACCATATACCTATGAAGATTTACAAAACATCTGGAATAATGGGTATCAAAACGGCTATAACAATGCACACATAACTAAACAATGAAAATTACAGTTGAAAAGGTTAAAGACAATAATGATGGCTCATGTGATGTTGAGTTAAATTGTTGTGAAAAAGGAACTAGATTCCTTATGCAACAAGGGTTAATAGCAACTTTAGTGGAAGCAATCGTACAAGAGAAAACAGGAGAGAAATACAATGTTTCAGACATTTTGGGAACTTTACCCAAGAAAAGTATCAAGAAAAACAGCAGAAAAAGCGTTCAACCGACTTTCCCGATCAGAACAAGAAGAAGCACTAAAAGCACTACCTAATCACATTAAATATTGGCAACTCAAAGACACAGAAAAAGAGTTCATTCCCCATGCAACAACTTGGATCAATCAAGCTAGGTATCAGGATGAAATTGATTTAGCACCAACTGTAGCTAAAAAACCACAAATTCCTTGGTATTCAAATGATGAACTTACTTTAGCAAAAGGGCGTGAACTTGGAATCAATCCACACCCAGGCGAAACAATGGGGCAATACCGATCTCGTATTCAAGCATCAATGCACAGTCAGGCAACTAATTCTGTGGCGCAGAACATGGGGACTAACTACCTTTCGCAAATATATAATAAAAACAAAGTTTAGCCAGCAAGTCTGGGATGATTTTGCAGAGCAATATAAATTAGGAAATACTGGTCAAAAGGGGGAATGGAAATGTCAAGCTGGCTCATTGTTTTAACGGGTTTAATTTATGTGTATATCTGCCTAGAACAGTTTGTTAAAGGTGATTTTGGGCTTGGATGTATGTATGCTGGTTATGCTTTTGCCAACTATGGTGCTTATTTGATAGCTACAAAATGACTGCATACGAAATAGCTAGTAATCTTGAAGCATTTATGTCAGAAGTGGCAAAAGAGCCGCCTATGATTAAATATGCAAATTACATAAGAAAACAAGCAGACCGAATTGAAATGTTAAATAATGAATGTGCGGCTATGCGAGAGCAGTTAAGATATTTAGAATCACAAATTTATGGGGGCATTGCTAAGTGAGTAAATCCTATGATCCGAATGATGCGATTGAATTTATCTTTAAAAAAGCTGGCTCGTATGCGGCGGCGAGGGGCAAGTTGGCAGAGGTCGAAGCCTTTAAATCTAGTCTTAAAGCAATTAAGATGGCGCAATCGGGCGAATCTTCCCTTGGGGCGCAAGAAAGAGAAGCATATAGAAGTGTTGAATATCAAGAGTTATGTAAGGCTATCGGGATTGCAACAGAAGAAGTAGAAAAATTACGATGGGAAATTAGAAGTGCCGAAATGCGTTGGGAAACCTGGCGTACACAACAAGCAACAAACAGACAAGTTGAAAGGATGCTGGGATGAATGATTATTCAGAATTGTATTTAAAGATTAAAGCCAAATTAAAGGAATATCACGATTTGACCCTTAAAGGGCAATTTGATAAAGCTACTGATGTGGCTATTGAGTTGGCAGATTTATCTATTCAGCTAGAATCCGCTACTGTTTCTAATGTATAGAAATAAAAAATTACTTGAAATCGTCAGACAATCGCCATGCCAAAACTGCGGAAAAGCAGATGGAACTGTGGTTGCGGCGCACAGTAACCAGCTTAGAGATGGTAAAGGTAGAGGACTTAAATCGCATGATTATAGAATCTCAGCCCTTTGTTACTACTGCCACATGGAACTTGACCAAGGCACGAAAATGGACAAGAATCAACGGGTTCAATTCTTTGAAGATGCTCACCGAAATACAATCGGATGGTTATTCGAAAACGGACATCTCACAGTAACATGAGTGAAGAATTTAAGAGCCTTAGACAGATTGCAGATGAATTAGGCATTAGCCATCAAGCCGTTTCTGAAATCATTGAAAGAGCCATGCGTAAGCTAAGACAAGAGCTATTTAAGCGTGGTATCGAAATGGATGATCTGCTCGATGAATGATTTATTGCTTTACTTTGGAATTGTAGCAATGTTGCTACCTTTTGTAGCTATATTGATAGCTTTAAAGTTCTAAATGATCTAACCCTAGAGAATTGCCTACCAATTTACAGCGGCGGCGAAATTCTTTGCCATGATGTAGCCATTTATCACCCTTTTGACGATGAAAAGAACAATGAACCATTTCATGTGCGAGGGTAGAGAGCATTGTCATGTAAAACGCACATCTAGCAGATGATATGGTAATGATATGTTCAAAATCACCGCCAGTATCTAGCTGATATGTTCCTAAAGCATCTACATCATAAATAATCTGAAAGTCCACTTCTTCTGGCAATGGCATTGACCATTTAGTAAACGGGTAAGCGCAACTAAGGCTGGCATAAGCATGGCGTACGATTTCAGGATTTAATTTCAAGATAAATGCTTAATTTTGGCGTGGGGAATTAAGGTTCTAGTATCTGTGGAATATGCTCCACAGGCTTTACATTGATACCGCTGATATGCTCCAGTAGTAGTATATCTAAAGCCTTTGCTCAATAATGAGTTTTTGCCACAAGTAGGGCAATTAAAGCCATCCCTATCTTTTTTCATTATATTTACATTTATTGGCTGTTTAACCCAAGGCAATAGCTTGTTATATAGCTTTTCTAGCAATATGACATCCTGAATATTGTAGCTTTCCATTGTTGCCCAAGCCTTTTTGTCACCATTCATACATTTAATCCATAGTGTATGACCTTCATGGTCTTTTTTCTTACCTAGACCTAGCCGCTGGGCTACATAATCAAGTTTATTACTGGGAAATCTAAACTGGCTTTTAACTACTCGCAATAAATCCACTTGTTTAATTGGTGGCGGCGGTGGAAGTTTATGGATTAAAAATTCTTTATTGAGGGTTGGCATATCAAATTTAGTGCCGTTATAGTGAACTACTGCATCTGCTTGTTCTAAAAGACTGTGTATTCCTTCAAGCATTGATAACGATGTGCTTTTTTGGACAGAATCAAAGTATATTTGTTTTTCACCTAGCCATTTGGCTGAATAACACATGGTATATGATGATTCCAGCAGTTGTGGAAGTCCTACATTTTGTTGCCACAGACCCCAAACATGAGCCAAATTTGGACTTGTTTCAATATCTAATAGTAGAATCTTCACAATGTTCCCTATAATCAAGAAGTTATCAGATACTAACCTATAAATATGGCATACGCTAGACGGGTCGACTCCAACCATTCGATTATCATTAAAACCTTTAGGGATTTAGGTTGCTCAGTCTTTGATACATCAAGAGTTGCTGGCGGTTTCCCAGATATTTTGGTGGGCGTGAATCAGCGCACAGCGTTGGTTGAAATCAAATCGTCAGAGCAAGCTCGTTTCACTCCAGCGCAAGAAGCGTTCATGTTAAATTGGCGTGGATCAACAGTTGCCAGAATAGATAGCGTTGATGCGGCAATACGGCTAGTGAATTTATTAAAAAAGGATTAAAATACATTATGCCTATCGCTAAGAAACAAGATGGTTGGTATTGGGGGAGCAAAGGACCATTTCCAACTAAAGCTAAAGCCCTTCAAGTGGCTCAAGCCGCCCATGCCAGCGGATTTAAAGAAGAAGGCAGACAAAAGAATTTATGCGTTGCCCTTGATTATCACAATACATATTCAGCCGACCCTAAGTTTTGGGACACATTTATCTATATGTGCTGGATGCGTAAATGGGATGTTTATTGCATAACTCACCATACAGGCGAACAACAGAATCAAAATTTAATGGATTCAATGGGCAAGATTTTGCCGCCAGACAATATCATCTTTACTAAAGGTGCGGCAAAGCTAGAGTATTGCCAATCTATAGGATTAGATATAGATATTTGGATAGATAACAACCCTATTCATATCGTGCAAGATGCTGACACCCCAGACTAAGTGTTGTGCCGATACAACGAATACCAGCTGATAAACGCCAAATAAGATAATGACAATATGCCAACAATACCTAAGTTTACTAAGTGCCTAACCCTAGGATGTAGAGAAGAACGCAGTAAGTTCAACGCTTACTGTATGGGTCATGGTGGTAGAGATACCTTTGATCATAAGCGGTACAACTCTAGTGCCAAGCGTAAGGAAGGGCTGGATAAATACCAATCAACTCAATGGCGCAAGCTAAGACAGATACAGCTATCTAAGCATCCTTTATGCGCCGCCTGTTTATCAGATGGCAAGATCACCCAAGCATTACACATTGACCATTTGTTTCCTTGGTCGCAGTTAGGGGAAGATGCGTTCTATATCAATGTATTCCAATCCCTATGCCATTCGTGCCATAGCATTAAGACTACATTAGAACAGCGTGATATATACAGGCACTATGGGATACCTAATAAGGACTATAAGCTGTCTGACTATGGAAGTGTCATGGTGCTACATGAAAAGATTTAAAGGGTCGCTATCAGCCTGTAATCAAGTCCTATAGCCATCCTATGCAAACCAATAGGCAGAAACTTAAACTTTTAGGAACTGCTATGAAG